ATAAGCCCTGCGGATAGCGCGCCGATTGCATATCCCAAATCTCTCCAGAACCTGTACACGCTGAGCGAGCGGGCGCGCCATGTTGGATGGGATGCGTCGGATACCGCCGCGATGAGACTTGGATAGACCATGGCAGTACCGATGCCGAGTAACAGGCTACCGAGAAGCCACCAGCCGAAGTCACGTGTCGCGGCCGTGAGAAATAGACCGCCGGCTTGAACCCACATGCCGCCGACAATCAGACCCTTTCGTCCCCAGCGGTCGCTGAGCGGGCCGGTGATGATCTGCAGAATGCCCCAGGTCATAGGATAGACGGCCTTGAGAATGCCAATCCGTTCGACGCTGAGCCCGAAACCCGCGAAGAACAGCGGAAAAATCCCCCAGCTCATGCCGTCATTCAGATTGTTGACCAGCCCTGCCTGCGAGGCGGCGAATAAATTTCGGTCGCGAAAGGTGGTGAGCGTGAACACCTGCCAGAAGCCCAGCGGCGAGGTCGGTTTAGCGTGTTTTGAAGCCTCAAGTCGGACATGCTCGCGGGTGTCGCGGACAAGCAGCAAGGATAAAAGCGTGCCGGCGATTGCGTAGAATATGCCGAGATAGATCGGCACAGGCCGCAATCCGTATTGTGATGCGAGGTAACCGGTAAGGAATGCCGTTACGCCCACGGCCAAGTACCCTGCGAACTCGTTGAGGCCGACCGCAAGCCCGCGCGATTTTGGACCCACGAGGTCGACTTTCATGATGACCGTCATCGACCAAGCGAGGCCCTGGTTTATGCCTAGCAGCGCATTGGCCGCAATCACCCATTCCCACGTCGGCGCCCATGCAATCATAAAAGGGACAGGCAGGCCGAACAGCCATCCGGCGACAAGCACGTGTTTGCGGCCCCACGTATCCGCCAAATGCCCTGAAACGAGGTTGGCGAGCGCCTTGACGACGCCAAAACTCACGATGAAGGACATGACAAGAGTTGTGGATGCGATCCTGAACTCTTCTGTTCCGATTAGCGGGACGACGGTACGCTCTATGCCAACCATACCGCCTACAAAGACATTGATGAGAATTAGCAGGGAAAATTGCCGCCAGTTCTCGCGCAAGCCGAGCTGGATCGAGCGCCTATACGAATCTGATAGCTTTGGTTCCTCCGCCATTCCCGCCCCTTTGACAGTCCTGTTCTGGAATGTGCCACAAAGGACGGACTGGCACATAGCTAGATTGAATGGGAACTATGACTATGAATTCCTACAAGGCAGATTCGGAGAAGGATGACTTCACGCTTGAGCTGCCGGGTACGCGTAATGGCGGTGAGTGTTGCGCGGGGCTCATCGACGAGTCAGAACGAGCCGTTCAACCTCACGCTGCCGATCGTACTGCCGGCTGCATTGTCAACGGCTGCGATAGCGACGCCGATCCTGGTGTTTCCCGAGGCCGTTTTCGTGCAGTTTTTGGCGGTGTTATCCCAGTAGATTGCATCGCCAACCGACCAGGCTTGTGAACCGACCTTAGTCAGGTCGAAGACTCCGACCAATGCGGCTTCGACCGCGGCACCGTTGAGAGCCGTACCCGATGCCACGCCAAAGAACGAGCCCACGAGGAGCCCATCGCCTGAGTTCACATCGTAGGGTGCGGTCAGCGTGATGGTTTTGCCGGGCTGGATGTAATTCTTCATAGGAGTGATCCTTCAATATGATTGCGGCAGCGAACTGCCGCCTATCTCGTCTGCGCTGCTGTTGAGTTCTAGGCGCCTGGATTCTTGTATAGGCCACGCCAGTCGATGGCCTTGGCCCCAAAATCCAAACGGCACTTGATTTCCACGCCATCGACATCGAAGCCGTTGCGGGTTTCGATGTAGGCGCCCTCCTGCCCCTCGAGATAGGCGTATTCAATCGTGTCGATCTGGGCGGGATTTGCCGAGAGATACCAGGCCGTTGCACTGGCAATGTCGAGTCGAGGCTCGGAAATGGGTGCCAATGTACGGATCGACTGCGGAACGACGTCGCCGGTCTTGGCGGGGATAAGATTCTGGGCGACCAATTGTTCGGCGGCAAGCTCAAGGGCCGCCGGCACGAGGAGATAAGCGGGACGGATATTGAGGACCGTCTTCTTATCCAAGCCGGTCTGCTTTGCCATAGTGGCACGGGCCTCCCCAACTGCAGTCACGCTGAGGGCTGCTCCGCTCGCTGCAAGGTTCTTGTGATTGGCATGAAACAGTGCCGAGCCATCGGCCATGGCCGCATTGGCGATGATGATGCTCCAGACCACATCGCTTTCAAGGGTTGCGATCGCTGTTCCATACATGGCGGGAATACGCGTGAAGGCGTCGAGATCGTCATTGATCAGGACTTGGCGGGTGATGCCAACGACACGGCCATAGGTTTCGATCCGATAGCTTTCCTTCGATTCAGCGATGGTGCCGCGCTTGAACTCTCCGCTCTCGTTGATCTTTAAGAGTTGGGGCACTTCGCCGATCTGGATGCGGTTCATGGGCTTGAAGTCGGTGGCGAGCACCTGCCGGCAGAAGGGCACGAAGGTGCGTGGATAGACATCATAGGCCTGGCGCAATGTCTTGTTGGTGACGGCCGAGAGGATTTCTGGAAAGTCGGAGGTCGAATGCAGCGCTCGGGTGGCAATCTCGTCGCGGGAAAGCCCGCGCACATTGACACCGGCCGAGGCCAGGAACTCGCGTGAGAGTTCCAAGAGCGTCATGCCGCGATATTCGCGGGCGGGTTCGGAGAGCTGGAACAGGGTCGGGCTGTAGCGATGCAAGAGCGCGTTGGCGACCGCTTCGCGACGGGTCTGGCGCTCGTCGCGCCCACCCAGCGGAACCGCGACATGGGGAAAGGTGCGCGTTTTCTCGGCCGTATCGGCCACCCTATCGAGAATGACCCGGCGGGCCTCGTCGAGGGCAACGCCGCGTCCGACAAGATCCTCGGCAAGATTGCGCTCCAGACCTAGGCGGCTTGCGAGATCGTAAATGGTGCCGACCCGTTTGCGCTCCTCGGCCTGTGCGGTCGCAATCAGCTCCTCAGTATCGGGCTCGGCAGCACGGGTGACAGGTTCCGGCGGAGGGGCAGCAGGGGCAGGCACAGGAGCAGTGGCCGCAGGTACGGGCGCAGGAGCAGGGGGCGGCGTGACAGTAGTTTCTTCCATGGAAGTCCTCTCTTTGTAGGAATCGCCCCGGTCCACGATGCAGGGCATTTTCGGATCAGCTGAACGGAAGCCGGCGGCGGGATCAGCCCCGACGGGGACGGCCGAAATCTCAAACGGTGTCCAATCGACCGCCCGCCACAGTTCCGGGGCATTGGCCGGACGCGTGACCTCATAGCGATGGACCTGATAGCCAATCGACACCGCGCGCAGATGGCCAGCCTGCACGTCAGCCCAGAGAGGCTCGACATCCTCGCGTTCGGAGAAACGCACCCGCGCGAGGCCGCGGCCGTTCTCGATCCGGGCGGTGCCGGGGACGACCGAGCCGATGACGCTCTCGATGCTGCGTAAATCATGGACCTTGAGCAACGGTCCCCCGGCATTGAGCCGTTCGAGGCGGACATTGCTCGGGTCCATGCTGAGTTCTTCGTCGAAGGGCTCGCCAAACAATGGCTGCCGCCTCACCCGTGCGCCCGTCGACCAGACCACCTCGATTGAGCGATCCTCACTGTCGAGCGTGGCGGGCAGCAAGTCGGCGGCGCGCCGAAGGGCTGGCAGATCAATCGTGTCCTGCATCAAATCTCCCTTTCAGAAGCAACAGCAACTGCGGCCTCGTCGGCCTGCATCACGCCAGTCTTGGTGACGCGACGCGGATCGCTGTCGAGAATGAGCCCCAGTGCATCGAGCTTGGCATTCATTGCGGCGATCTCGGCGAGCACCGCGTCGGGGTTATGGCCCTGACGGGCGATGGCTTGCGCCAAGGTCATGGTGCCCGACCGCATCGCTAAAAGATCAGCCATGGCGTCTTTCAGTGGGTCGACCGCCTCAAAGCGTGGTGGTGACCATTCGACGGCAATGCGCGATTGCGGCAATTGCCCGGCGGCCCAGGCCTGAGCCGTGAACCACTCCCAGACCGGTTGACAGAACGTCGGGATGACGATCTGCCATTGCACCGCATCGATCAGGCGTCGGAACTCGACGAGACCGGCACGGATCGAGGAATAATTGACCTGACTCAAGTCACCGGTGAGCAGTTCGTAGGGCATGCGAAACCCGGCCGCCACGATATGCAATTGGGCGCGCAGCCATTCCGCCACACCGGCCGTCGTCGCCGGCTGGTTAAACTTGATATCCTTGCCGCCCCGCGCATAAGCAATGAGGCCCGGCTCGAACTGCTCGACGCGATTACCATCGGCATCGACGACGGAGGGCGCAATGCCTTGCTCGGCTTCATCAGCGCCCAGCACGATCCCCACAACGCAAGCCTCGGTCTTCTTGCGAACGAGCTCGGCCTGCGTCCAGTCATCGAGATCGCGCAACGCGCGCATGACTGGCGTCCCCCACGGCACGCCGCGCACTTGCATGCGCTGCTTTTCGTAGAGATGGACAATGTCGGTGGCCGAAATCGGATAGCTGTCGAATCGTCGCCCTCTTGTGACGATGCTGTCACCCGGGTGCTGTGCGAATAGCCAGTAGGCCCGGCGCTGACCGAGGCTCGAAAACTCGATTCCTTGTACAATGCGACCGCCATCGACGAGATCGCCATTGCGCCCGGAATCGAGCATGTCGGCTTCGAGCAACTGCACTTGCAATGGCACATCGAGACCATCACGCGCGCGGCGCGGTCGGCGGCGCATCAATACCTCGCCCGCTTCGACCATCTGCCGGCACGCCAGAGTCTGAAGACCAATAAAGTCGAGTTGCCCATCGGCATCGCAGCGGGCCGACCAGGCTTCCCAAAGTGCGTTCGCTTGAGCGTCGAGCTTGTCGTTCCCGCTCGCCGCGCGTGGAATGATGCCGGAGCCTACGATATTGTTGACCAGCACCGAC